TAATGGAGGCTTATTATTTTGGCTGCCGGCCTTTGATGTCCCGTCTGCAACTGCTTCATATGCCCCCACCCAGAAGTTATCAATCTCGGCACCTACGTTATTCAAAAATGCAGGATGCACCTCAGATCCGTTGAATGCCGTTTTATTAATAAACCATGCCTTTTTACCTGCGTAAGGCCCTGACGCAAGAGTCAGCCTGGCATAATGGAATTTGTCGATATTAACCATGGCCTGGCCGTCTATAGCGGTTACGTTAATCTGGTACTCTGGCCTTGAAGAAAAATATCCCGACGGTATGGCTATCGGATCCCCTGCCAGATTTACTCTGTCCCATACGCCTGCCCCTCCTCCGCCTTGAACTAATACCACACCGACAGGCTCGGTCAGCGTGGGTGTTCGCCGTGGTCCCGAATATATAATGCTTCCCTCTATGTTAACGTCCTTTTCGGTCACAAATGCCGGCAAATTGGCAAAAGCGGTAGATCCGTCTCCGCCTTTATATTTATTGGCCGTCATATCATAACCAAGTTCTCCCTTATCAAGAGGCTGTATTTCTGCATTCCATTCATCGGTCACGCCTCTCTTGACCGTGATAATTCTGGTTTCATCTGCCATCTTAATCCCTCCTTATAACGTTTGCGGATCTCCTCCGTATATTCTGCCGTCGTATTGATCAATCGGGAGCAACGGGGTACCTCCATACAGCCTGCCGTCATATTGGTCAAGCGATAATGCTGGGTTGCCTCCGTACAGACGCTCTGACTTAATCATCACGCGATGCATCGGCAAAAATCCGATGGTTTTAGATTCAGGATTCCATGTAATAAACAACGGATCGGTACCTTGCGCACTGTGGAACAGCGTCTTTAGAGATTCTGCCACTGTTGCGGGGCGCAGTTTTTTTTCTTCTGCCGAAAATGTCCAGAAGCCATTAGCTGGAAGGTAAGGAGCAAAAAGTTTATCCAGTTCTTCCGCAAGGCGCGGGAATGTCACGAACCCAAGGTTATCGCCAATAATAGCAGTTACATTTTCAGCCTGGTCGACAACCGTGATCAGCGTGAAGACAATATTAACCGCATGTGCCCCACCGCCCGCAGGTATGTAGTCTGGCTCGTCGCCTGCGTTGCTATAGGCGTATAAAACCTCATTACCTTCAGCGTCCAAAGCAAAAAGACCTATTTCCCTGAACCAATAGCCTGTCTCAAGATTTTGATTGCTGAGGATGCATTCAATTTCCGTCATACCGTCACCCGTCACAGTGTTGCTGTTGATCGGCAGGTCTGTGATCCAGTTAATCACGTCAGTCATATCTGCTATCGATGCATCGGGAGGCAGGATTCCATCACCGGCCTTAACACGGACAAACATTATCGGCGCACCTGTCTGTCCTGCTGCCAATATATTCCTGCCTGCCTTGGTCAATGTCATTGCCTTAAAATTCGCCATTCAAACACCTCCCTTCAGTGCAATGTCGCCAATTTTATGCTACCGAGCTGCCCGGTTGCCGTGCCGTAATATGGCTTTATGACGGCGTTGCCGGGCAGACCCATGGTCAGCGATTCCACACCCTTGGCCAAATGGGGCATGCCGTAGTACAAATTAAGCTGCAGCGGCCTTGATATAGTGATGTCATCAAGCCAGCTGCGCACATTCTTGGCACTTTCAAGCGCTCTGAAAAAACTCTGCCACGCTGCGCTGTCTGTTAAACGCCCTTCGGTAAGTATTGAAAAGTGATAAGGCTCGCCGCCGTAATCGAACCATTCAGTTATCTCTGCATAGCCGAATGCATCATTACAAACCTGCCTGACGGCCCAGGGCGTTCCTTTTCTCCTGTGTACAAGGATTGAAGACTTTACCAGGTTTCTTTTAGCAGTAAGGCTCAAGGCAGGATCGTAAAAATCAACATGAAACTGCCATGCAAGTAAGTCCACTATCTCCTCCGACAGCTCATCAATGCGAGGCAGGATCAGCGTTTCAAGAATAGAAGAAGAAACAGTCTGTATCTCGCCGTCAAGCGCCTTTGCGGCAGATATGACATTTTCATCGCTTAACAGCGAGTGCGGCAGCAATTCTTCAAGCGTCATCGTATAGAGATCACGCATCTTCCATACCCCCAAAGGTCACCGAAACGGATCTTGCTATTGCCACCTCGGAAGGAGCAAGCACGGTAAACGATGGCGATATAACATCAACCCTTTTGGCACCTGCGGCAATCATCTTTGATATGAGGACGGACGGATTAATGTCGCGTCCTAGCGCTGATTTTTGCCAAGATGCCCAGTCATTTACTGCTTTATTGGCAGCTGCAGATATTTGTGACGCCTCAACAGCTCTATCATTTGCAAGCCACCACATTACATCGAGATCATATTCGATAACCGTAGGAGCGAGGACGAATACCTGATCGGTTAAAGGCCTGATTTTTTCATCCGAAACTGTCTCAAGCACAACATCTAATATTTCCTGTGATGGTATGCCGCCATTTTTGAGCAGGATGTAAATTTCGACCACTCCCGGACTTGGCGAAATAACCGCTACATCAGTTATATCCTGATGTGCAGTCCTAGCCCAGAAATTATAGGCTCCAGACGGCCCAGCAACCGAAAAGCTTTCAGGAGCAATCCTGATGCGATCACGGAAGTTGTCATCTGTTTCTACATTACTCCCGCCGGACGATTCAGTGATATTTACTACGCTTTGGACCCACGGGATAGGATCCACAAGTCTGTTTATCTGCCCAGGCAGGTACCCATTTCCTACTTCTCCGTCTTGAATACACTTGGCCATGACATCTATTTGCGTCTCGCCTGCCGGCACAGTCGCGGCGTCCGTTGTAGCAAAGAAAAGCTTGCCGTCCGGAGTTGCCCTAGTACCAAGCGGGATGATGGTTGTCCATGGCTGAGGTCCAGACAGCGTGAATCTCAAGGTGGTCATTGCAGGATATGCCGGAAGTCTTGTGACACCTAACAGTGCGCCCAAATGATCCAGATAACCATTGCTTGAAAAGGCAAGCAAATTCTGTTTTGCTGCGAAATCGATCAAAACTCTCTGTTGTGAAATGATCGAGGCAATTGACAGCAAAAACAGCCTGACGGGGTCACCAGGAGCAAGCGTTCGACCAGCAAGGCTTTCATAAACATTTATAATTTCGCTTTCTATAAGCTTTGCGTCTTTTTCAGCAAATGTTATGTCTGGCAAATTATCAAGCATTTATCTCAACCCTCACTTTCGGCCTCAATATGCCGTCCATGCCGTCTCCTTCGTATCTAACTTCTACCACTCGGACACGAGGCTCCCATCTGCGTATTGCTGTAATGATTTCGGCTGTGAGTTTGGCTTTGGCAATGGGCATGGGATCATCCAGCATCGTGGCGGACAGCCCGAATTCACGATCAAGAGGTACAGAATACTTCATGGTTGTGAGTATTGTTTTCACGTTTTGCAAGACTTCTTCTTCCAATGAGCCGGGGGCAAAATTTATCTGATTTATACTTTCTGCAGTTATTTCGTACATATCACACATACTCCTCCAGCTCAATATTTAATTCGGCTATGAGCAAATTGCCACGATTATCAACTTGCTTGTATTGCTGCCTGAGAGATTTAATGGTCCATAGATTTTCACCATAGCTTCTGTCACCGATAATTAGCGATACTGCTTCGCCCTCTTTTTGCAGCTGATATAACTTTCTAATTTCCTCTATGGGATTGACCCCAAAAGCTACATCAAGACGGATGACGAACGAGATAGTGTCAAGCTCTGGCCCCAAGAACTCTGTCTTAGGCTTCTGCATGTGCACATCGTGCTTGCCAAGCCTGACAGATGATGTTTGCTCAAAGCCATCAAATGTAAGGATCTTATCGGATGAAGTTGTAAAAGTGATTACTCTGTTTAGCTTTTGATCACCAATAACACCTATCATCATTCTTCACCTCACTGCGGAGGATCAGTCGGGCCGCCGCTATCATTTTCTGGATGGACATGATTCTTCAAGCTAATGCCATCGGCAATCACGTCGCCATTTACATTGATATTCCCAGTAGCGGTAATATTAATTGGCCCATTAATGTTTATGTTTATAACCCCACTGGGCACATCAACGGTCAATAGATGGGCCTTTCTGTCATACTCAATATATGTTCCGTCATCGAACAACATGGCCCTTTTGTCATTAGTATCAAGGCCGGGTATATTCTGCTCGGAATATAAAGATCCTATGATAAAACCACTTGCATTGCCGGTTGGCAGAAATATACATAGGACATATTCTCCAACGTCAGGCATCCAGTAATCTCTATTTTTAAGCGTCTGTTTTTGCACAACAGAAAGTTCATAAGATACAAGTTTGTGCGCCTCAAATACGACACGTGCACGGGCTTTTTCTGGATATATAGCAGAGACCCTGCCGACTCTTATTAAACCCTTGAGATTTTCCATTTAATATGCACCTAAAGCCTTTCTAATAACCAATTTAGTTTCATAATTTGGGCCTGAATGCACAGCAGTTTCAATAAAATATTTGCCGTCGAAGTTCCCAAATCCTGAAAGTGTTACATTTACTCCAGCCACAAGCAATTGATTGCCTATGAGCGTAATATTTGCCCTGTTTTCGTTAGCATTTTTCTTCCTAAGCCTTAGTTTTGCTATTCTCTCTGCCTCTGCCAGACTGCTTGCTCTTTCGTTAATAAACAGCGTTTTCCCCGTCTCCGGTGCATTTGGCGGAGTGTAAGTATATTCGATCGGGTCCTCCCAAAGGCTAGGTTGGTATTCTATCCTGGCTGCAGAATAGATATTTCTGGTTGCCGATGTAAATTCATATGAAATAATGTCGGATTCACCTTTTGCAATCACAGCAACGCTAGGTGCTTCCTCATATTTTGTACTGTCAAAGATAATAATTTTATCGCTTGATACCTTTAAGCTTAAACCAGCCTGGTCGCACAGACGCTGCAAGAACGGCAGGTCAGGTTCCTCTGATTGCTCTATCCTGTCGTATTCCGGGTCATAATCACTATCAAACATCAACTCAAGCTGTGCCTCATTTGCTATATCGCCCGCAATCACAGATAAAGCAGTTTCCTCCCAAGCCCTTATTTTGTCTTCATCAACCAAAGATGAATGAACTGGTATAGACACTGCTTTGAGCGTTACTACATCTGGCGGTCCAGTGTAGCTTATTTCGTCTATCTCAAATGATCCCAATGGAAGTGTTTGCGCTGTGCCTGCAAATCGCCAATCTTGGGTAATAATAGAGGCGACTAACCTGGCACCTTTGTTTGGATACCAACTGCCACGCCATAAACCTTTTTTGTCCTCCAACACAATTTGGAGGTCGTCTGCTTTATTGTCCGAGTTATCTTCATAAGAAAAGCTAACTAAATAATTTGAAAGATCAGTCGTTATATCTACATTGTTATATGAAAGTGACAGTGAAGCCCGTCTGATCTTTGCCATTTAAGACCCTCTCTTCCAAGGCGGAAGCATTTTGGGAAGCTCAACTTTCACATCTGGGACATTAATTTCTATACCTGCCGGGAATACCACATAACCTAGATACTTTGGATTCGCCTCGAGCAACGTTGACATATAAAACTCTGCCCCGCTCTCGGCTCCGTAAACTTTGTATGCTATGTAATCCCAGGTATCACCCTGTACAGTCGCATATTTACGCATAGCTTAACCTCCTCTGTTGCGCCAAGAAGGCCTTAAGCCTGGCCTCAAATTCTTCCTGTGCCTTTCTTTCGGCTCTAAGCACTTCGCTCCTAATTTGCTCCGGGTTAACCCCGCCTTGCTCGTAAATGTTTATAACAGGCGATGCCGGCGAATAGGTAATGTTAATTGGCGGAGCCGTAATCCCAGTTCTGCTTTCCCTGATGGCATCCAGCAGCCGGTCTAACGGCAATATCGCTTCCGGACCTTTTTCTGCCACCATAGCTACATGCGGGGTTGAGAATACGCCACCCTCGGCGTGTCCTGGCACAGGCGCAGGAGCTGCTGCCGGAGCCTTTATCTGCTCGATCATCTGAATGTTTACGCCCTTGCCCCCGACTATCGGCAGCCAGCTTGGAAGTTTTATCTTGTTGAGCTTGTCGATGAACCAGTT